GCTGCTATTAGATATTTAAATCAGTCCGAATACTTTTGGGCTTTTAATCATGCCACAAAAGAACAAACATTAACTGCTAACACAAGCCGTTATGCTTTTCCCACAGATGCTAAAGTAATTAACTTTAATTCATTTCGTATTAAAGAAAATACCACGTTAGGTAATGCTACCACACGTATTACAGAAATTGCATATGAAGATTATTTAGATAAACATGTAGAACAAGAATATAGCTCTACTGTTGGTCAAGGTGTTCCTACACGAGTAGCACAAGCACCTGACTTAGAATTTGTTATGACACCAGAGCCAGACAAAGCATATGAACTGGTGTATGAATATTATACTTTTCCATCGGATTTATCGGCAGCAACAGATGCTCCAACAATTCCAGAAAGATTTAAACATGTTATTGTAGATGGTGCGATGCACTATGGTTATCTATTTAGAGGTAACACACAAGATGCTATGGTAATGAAAGAAAAATTTGACGAGGGTATTAAACATATGCGTTCACAACTTATAAATAGAACACCATACGTAAGGTCTTATATGTTTACTGGTTCTACAGGTGGAGCAAGCACTGGTTTTGGTCTTTAAAGGCTGTCACAATGGATGCATGGCAAACCTACCCAGTTGAGTTTCGTGGCGGTCTCATAACAAACCTTTCTCCTTTGCAGCAAGGTGCAAACGCACCGGGAAGTGCAAGAATACTACGTAACTTTGAACCTTCTGTTGAAGGTGGTTACAGACGGATTGAAGGATTTGATAAGTACGATAGTAATATTATTCCTCCATATGGCTCACCTGTAGTACATGGGGCTAGTCAATCTGGAACAACGTTAATAATAGGTGCAATACATACTACACCAGTTGCAGGTGATACTTTAGAAATAGCAGGGGTTAGTGGGACTTATACAATTGCATCTGGTGGTGTTAGTTTTGATGCTACAAATAATAGAGCTACATTAACTCTTTCAACCTCGTTAGCAAGTAGTCCTGCAAATGCAGCAGCTGTAACTTTTAAAACAACAACATCTAATTATGTGACTATAGGTGTTGCATCATGGGAAGACAGCGCAATTGTTTGTAAAAATGCTGACATATTTAAAACTGGTGGTAGTGGCTTTACAAAGATTAATGTACCTGACTACGGCACTCCACTTGTAAATGCAGGTAGTCAAACTGGTAGCAGTCTAGCGATTGATGGTTTAACTTCTGCTCCACAAGCAGGTGACGTATTTAAAGTTGCAGGTATAGACAAAGTATACACAGTTTTAGCAAATGCCACAGTTTCATCAGGCGGTGCTACCCTGTCAATTAATCCTGCACTTGCAAGTAGTCCTGCTGATAATGCAGTAATTACTTTCTTATCAACAAGCAGAGAGGGTGCTAACAAAACTAGATTTGCTAAGTATAACTTTAATGGCACGGAAAAGATTGCACTTGTTGATGGTTTAAATGAACCTGCGGTTTATGATAATGCTACATTTACAGTTTTATTGGATGCACCTACAGATGTAATTGGTGCAACTTTTGTAGCAGAAGTTAAGAACCACTTATTCTTTGCTAAAGGTACAACAGTAACATTTACTGCACCGTATTCAGATACAGACTTTTCAGTAGCAAATGGTGGAGGAAATATAAATGTTGGTGGCACAGTTACTGCACTGGCTGTATTTAGACAACAGCTAATTATCTTTACAGAAACGAGTATTCATCAGTTAACAGGTAACACCGTTGCAGACTTCACACTACAGCCAATTACAACAGATATTGGATGTATTGATTCAGACACTGTGCAAGAAATAGGTGGTGATGTAATGTTTCTTGGTCCTGATGGATTAAGGCTCGTTAGTGGAACAGACAGAATAGGGGATTTTGGATTAGCTGTCGTATCTAAAACAATCCAAGATACAATGACAGGTTTTATTTCTGCTAATACATCATTTACAAGTTGTGTAATTCGTGAAAAGTCACAGTATAGAATACTTGGTTTTAACAACAACATTACGGAAGAAAACGCTCAAGGTATATTAGCAACACAGTTTGCTCCTCAAGGTGGTGAGGGCATGGCTTGGGCAGAAACACGAGGTATAAGAGCTAACGTAGCAGACAGTAACTATAATCAAAATGTAGAGGTGGTACTGTTTTCTAACAATGATGGTTATCTGTATCAGATGGAAAGTGGCAACACATTTGATGGTGCAAATATTAAAACCACGTTTGCTACACCACATATACCTATAAGTGATCCACGTAAAAGAAAGACATTTTACAAATTATTTTTATATACTGACCCTCAAGGTAGTGTATCATTTGATGTAAGTTTAAAACTAGACTTTGATAGTCAAGGCACTATTCAACCTGAACCACTTAGTATCTTAAATACACAGGGAGTTGTTGGATTTTTTGGAAGTGGTATATTTGGTAGCACACAATTTGGTACAAAGCTACGTAAACTATTTGAAGCACAAGTTGTAGGTTCAGGATTTACAGTGTCATTTCAGTTTGAATCAGATAACGATAACCCACCATACTCAATAGATGCACTGACAGTTGAATATGGATTAAACGATAGAAGGTAAAAATTATGGGAACAGGCTATACTAGAACCGATACCAGTAACAATATTGCTGATGGTAACATTATAAACGCTGCTGACTTTGATGGTGAATATGATGCCATTGAAGCTGCGTTTAATAGTAGTTCAGGACACACACACGATGGTACATCAAGTGAAGGTGGTCCTGTTACGGTGCTTGGACCTGCTCAAGACTTTGTAGCAAGCACCACAGAGATTAAACCTAAAACAAACAACACACTTGATATTGGTACAACAGGACTAAAGTTTAAAGATATGTTCCTAGCAGGTACAGCTAATCTTGTAAACGTAACTACTACTGGTGATGTTACTTTAACAGGTGCAGCAAACAATGTTGTGTTTGATGCCAGTGACAATGCATTAGAGTTTGCAGATGATGCTAAAGCTACTTTTGGTGATGCTGCAGATTTACAAATTTTTCATGATGCATCAAATAGTATTATCAGGGATTCAGGCACAGGTAAACTTGCATTAGACGGTAGCACAGTTGAGATCAGAAAGAACGATGGCACAGATGTTATGGCACAATTTGTAGAGGATGGTGCTGTAAGTTTATATCATGACAATTCTGTTAAACTAGCAACAACAGCAACAGGTGTTACTGTTACTGGTAGTATTGCTATGGACGGTTTAAGTTTAGGAGACAATGAAAAAGTTCAACTTGGTGCAGGAACAGACCTTGAATTATACCACGATGGCACAGACAGTATTATAGAAAACAATACAGGTGAGTTATTTATTCAAGGTAATAACATAACTCTCCGTAGTGATACAAGCACTGAAACTTTTATTGCTATGGATAAAGATGGTGCAGTAGAACTTTATTACGATAATAGTAAAAAACTTGATACTGATTCTGCAGGTATTAATGTTACTGGTCAGATTGATATTAGCACAGATTTAAATGTAGGTGATGATGTAAGCCTGACATCAGACGCTGCAGTAGTTAATCTTGGAGCAGATAGCGAAGTAAATATAACACACGTAGCAGATACAGGTATTACTCTTAATGTAGAAAACAGCACTACAAATTCTGTTACTGACCTACTTAAACTGCAAGTACAAAGCAGTGGTACACCTGCTGTGGGTATTGGTACTGGTATTGAGTTTTCTACTGAGACTGCAGCAGGTACACTTGAGACAGGTGGTGTCATTGAGTCTGTAACAACTGGTCTTACACCTACCTCTGAAGAGTTTGACATGGTATTTAAAACTATGTCTAGTGGTGCAACTGCAGCAGAAAGACTAAAGCTAAATGGTAGTGGTGCTACTATAGGTAACATCAATCTTAATGGTAATTCTATTACATCTACAGACACTAATGGTAACCTTGCTCTTACTCCGAATGGTACTGGTGATGTTCAACTTGATGCTGATACAGTACGTGTTGGTGATAGCAATGCTGATGTAACAATTACCACAAACGGCACAGGTGACTTAACATTAAATACTAATTCAGGTTCAAGTTCTGGTGTAATTACAATTGCTGATGGTGCAGATGGCAACATTGCAATCACACCAAACGGCACTGGTGAAGTAGACATTAGCAAAGTAGACATTGATGGTGGAGCTATTGACGGAACAGTGATTGGTGCTAACAGTGCCGCAGCAAGTACATTTAGTAGTGTAACACTTGCTAGTGGTGCAACTGTAACAGCTATTCTTGATGAAGACGATATGTCATCTGATAGTGACACTGCTATTGCTACACAGCAGTCTATTAAAGCATATGTAAATAGTACTGTAGGTGCAGCTAGTAATGTAACAGCTACAGGTATTACATTTGAGGGTGCTACAGATAACGATTTTGAAACAACATTTGCTATTACAGACCCAACAGCAGATAGAACTTTTACATTCGGAGATGAATCAGGAACTGTTGCAACAACAGTATCAGCATCAAACGAAGCTACAGCACTAGCCATTGCATTAGGATAAGGAGAAAGATATGGCAAATACATTTAAGGTGATAACTTTTGCAGCCGAACCAAACTCTGCAGGTACACCATACGTAGTATACACAGCAGCAGGAAGCACAACCACAGTTGTTCTTGGCTTAATACTAACAAATATAAATACTTCTCAAGTTACAGCAGAAGTAGAGCTAGTTAGCACTACAAGTAGTAGAGGTGGTAATAATGACGTAGCTAATGGAACAGCTTTCTTAGCAAAAGATATACCAATTCCTGTGGGCAGTTCTGTAGAATTACTCGCAGGAAACAAAGTTGTTTTAGAAGCAGGAGACAAACTAAGAGTAGATTGCTCAGTTGCAGATAAACTTTCAGGAGCATTAAGCATAATGGAGATAACTTAATATGCCTTATATTGGTAATCAACTAGCCACACAGTTTCAAGCGTTTGCCACACAAACCATAACAGGTGACGGTAGCACAGGCTATACGCTTGATAGAGCCGT